ATTTGTCGCTGTAGGATCCCAAGTAAAAGTTCTTCCGTTGTGAACCGTTGCAATCAAAACGTTACCAAAATTATCTAATGACCAGTTAGCAGGTTCAACTGTTACGTTACTTGTTGTTGAAGCATTACCCCATGCTACGAAGTTTGTAATGTCAGTTACAGTTGAGCCGTCAGAGTGGTTTGCAGGAGTCGTTCCGTTTTGACCTCTGCTTAATGTTTGCAAAGTGTTAGAGCTTTTACTTGCATAAGCTATATCCTCCGAACCTATTCTAATCACTCCTGAATTTGGAAAGTTAGTTGCGTCTGTTAAAATTACCTGAGAGGTAGTCCCTGAAGCTAAAGTTCCACCATTGTTCATCGTTGTTGTGGTTTGAGCTATCGTTGCACCGCCCCAAACGAAAGTTCCCCAACCATAACCATAGGTTTGATTTAATGGTCCAATTGGTTCGTAAGGACGTACGTCTAAAGTTCCGTTGTTGGTTGTCCCTGATCCTGTTTCAGCGGAGGGCATTGTAATAGTAAAAGTTGTTGTAGTGGGAGCAGTTTGAACCTCAAACAACTTATCGTCAAAATCTGCTGAGGTGTA